GACGAGAAGCCAAAGATCAGCTTGCCGTACTTACGGGACATCAGGTGGTCAAGGGCGCTCAGGAACGGGGCCATCTTATGCGCAGCGGTCTGCGCAATAATTAGCGAACCAATCGGGCCAGCCAGAGCACCAATCACCGGCGCAAGCCCAGACAGTAGCTTCATCAAAGACGGAAGCACCGTATTGACCAGCGGGTACAGGGGGACGCCCCACGCCTGGAAGCCCATGAAGAACCGGCCAACAACCTCGCCAGCCGAATGTGCGGACTTCTCAAGCGAGCGGATACCCTCGCCAATCGCCTCAATGCCGATGCGCAGGCCCGGCCCCATGCCCTTCAGGAATGCTGAAAGGACAGGGGTGAGGTCGTTCACGAACACGCCGGCAATGGTCTTCATCGTCGCGGAGAACTCGTCACCCGCGATAGTGGCGTGGCGGAAGAACTCGGACATCTGCGCCTGCCCCTGGGCAGACTTAGCCCACTCCCGTGTGGCGTTCATGTTGCGGACCATGCGGTCGGTGAGCCTATCCGCGTCACCCGAAGCCGCGCGGAACACACTCGACAGCACAGAGAATGCGCCAGCCGTAACCATGCCAACGTTACGGGTCGCGGTGAGAGCGCGCTCCATGCCGCGCATCATCTCACCAGAGTTGCGGGCCTCGCGCGCCCACTCCGCCCAGCCACGGGCACCATTAGACAGCCAGCGCCCCATGCGAGGCATGAACGCCGAACCGACCGTGGCCATGTCGTTCCATGCGTACATGGTGTAGCGGGCCGCGTTGGTGAACTCGAACATCAGCTGCCGGGACGCGGCCAGCTGGGTGCGCGTATCCCGGAAGCCGTCGCCACTGCGGCGGAACTGCCCCCACACGCGGACCATCTGGTTAAGGTCCGTGTTAATGGCGCGGGTATAGTCCTTCATCGCCGGGAGATACTTCTCGGAGAGCTTCTCCATCTCCGGGCCAAGGCCGTTCGCCAGCGCCTCGCGGGCAACGTTCTGGAGGTCCTTAAACTCACCACGAAGACCGCCAACGGCCTTCATGGCTTCCTTTGTGTTCTCCCCCAGGCCCCACAGGGCGGCGTCGATGTCGTTCAGCCCCTCGGGCGGGCCGTCCTCAAGGTCCTCGTAGGCCGACATCAGGTCTTCGAAGTGGGTACCCAGTCCGCCCAGGCCGACAGCTGCCGCCGCGCCGATCTGGGCGAAGGAGTTAACGATAGCGGGCGCGAAGTTCGCGATCTTCCCGATATGGCCGATCTCCCTGGTTAGGGCAGCAACCTCGGGCACCGCGCCCGAAGCGGCCAAACCAACCGCAGACAGCTTCGCGGCCAGTGTGGTGGCGCTCCACGCGGCCTCACCCATCGACTCCAGGCGCGAACGCATCTGGGCGGCAGCGCGCTGGAGGTGGGTCTGGTCAACCTTAACCTTGACGTTCTTCGTCTCGGTTCGGGTGAGTTCCGCCAGCTCGGCGCGGGCCGTCGCCGTGCCCTGAAGGTTGAAACCGACGTCGATCTGCGGCTTCACGGCCTTAGACCACGCCTTAATGTCCCGAACAAGCTCCTTGAACATAGGGTTGAGCTTGACCGGGAGCTGCGGAACCTTCCGCAGGTCGTAGGGATCGAGAATCTTCCCCTCAAGCGACGTGGTGATATTGACCACACGGTCGCGAGATAGGGCGTCCAGGCGAGCCTCGGCCATCGACACGCCCAAAAGGTTCACCGCAACATCGGCACGGCGGTGCGCGATACGCTCATTCTGGAGAGCGTTCATCTTCGTGTCGTCGTAGTCAACGTTCAGGCGGAGCGTGTAATCACGGGCCAGCGTGTTCAGGTCACGCTGCGCCTTCTTCAGGCCCATGAGCTTGACGCGAACCGTCGCCAAACGGTCTCGCGACAACGCCGCAAGCTCCGCCTGCGCGCGGGCGGTCGATACTTCGGCATCAAGGCTCGCGTCGCGCCCACGACTCAACTCCCTAAGCTTACGCTTAGCGTTAGCGTCGTCAAGGTTCGCGCTGAAGTCGATCTGGGTTTTCGCCAGCGACGTGACAGCCCGAACCTCGGCCCAGAACTTATCCCAATCCACCACAGGAGTGATACGGAGACTCAAGTTCTCCATCGCCAGGGACGCCCTGAACCGGTCAAGCTCGCGGGTATCCGGCTCAACCTTCACATGAAGATCGCGGATACTCTTCTCATGCTTGCGGATAGCAGCATTAGTTCGCTGCTGGAAATATTTAAAATCGGGCTTTACCGCGATTGAGGCTGTACCTACACGGTAGCTTCTGCCTGCCAATTGCTTAACCCTTTCCGGCTAACCGCGCCTCAACGGCGCTCATCTTCTTGTCCTTGCGTTCGCGCTTCACAATGTCTAGGGCGGTCTCCGGTCGGGGCTGCGGCTTAAAGCCCTTACTATCCCCGGCATGGGCGTGCAGAGAAATGTTCTGCATATCGAGAATGTTCGTTAACGCCTCGATCTCCGACGTCCATCCGAGCAAAGGGGGAGTAGTGGGGGCCTTGACAGACCCGCCTTCGGACACATCAAGAATCGCCTCGGCCATGTCCTTGTCGGACATGCGGGCAGCCCAGTAATGCGACCCCTGCGGCATGTTGTCAAGGAAGTACATTAAGTCCTCCCACGACCTCCACCCTTTCAGCCAATCGTCAAGGTCGAGGCCAAGGTAGTGGTGCAAATCCCACCTGATCTCCTTGTCCCTCGACCCGATGATTACAGCCGCGACGTAAACCCCTCCGGGGTAGTCAGCGCGTCCGGCCCGTAGAAGTGCTCGGTGACGTCGATGACGATGCCGACCAGCGTCTGGGACGCGGCGTTGCCGTCAAGGTTCTCGTCAAGCACAGCCACGATGCGGCGCGCGTCGTCGTACCCAAACAGGGCCAGTGCCAGGTCCCATGCCCCGCCGCTCTGGGCGGCCTGCTGAATCACGAGCATGTCTTCGAGGGATGGTGCGGTGACGCGAATCTCCGGGTCGAAGCCCAGATCGGCTCCGAGCACGTAATCCTCGGCGGACTTGACGTCCTGGCCACGAACGAGGCCGGAATCAATTGCTCGCTGGCGAAGGCGCGAGAACTTAGCGGCCTTCTGCGCTGCGGTGTTCTTAGTATTCTTAGCGGTAGACATGAGTTGGCAGACTCCTTAGGTACGAAAAAAGTGTGAAAGCTAGGGTAGGCAGACCATTAGGGGGTTGGCCCACGGGCGGTCTGCCAAGAAAAACCCGTGGGCCATGAGGGGCTACGGCGCTACGCCGCCCTCTTCGCCGGACTCGCCGGCGTTGTCGTCAACCCCGGGGGTGACTTCGGTGTCGTCCGCGACGCCAGGAGAATCATCCTCGCGTCCGGTTCCGCCGCTTCAGCCCTCTTCGCCGGACTCCTGGTCGTCGCCAGTGCCGCCCGGGGCCTCCTCGGTGCCAGTGCCGCCCGGGGCCTCCTCGGTGCCAGCCATCAGCTCGAAGACCTTGCCATCCTTCATGCCCGGGCCGACGTAGCCGAAGCCGTACAGGGAGTCGTACTCGGCGGACTCGGTGCCCTCGAACTGGAGCTGGAAAGCGATGGTCTCAGAGTCAGACAGGGAGACGTCACCCGTGTTGGTCATGGTCATCTTCGGGATAATCCAGACCGGGTAAATCTCCTGGCCCGGGTCACCATCCAGGCCGATGACGACGACGGTGTACTCCGGCAGTCGGGCTGCGCGGTTCTTCTTCAGAATGAAGCCGCCGTCCGCCTGGTTGCCCTGGCCGGCCTCGACCAGTTCCTTGGTGTTCGCGTCGTACACGATACCCAGGGTGGACAGTCGGTGCTCCTGCGCGGTGACGGACAGGTTAATGCCCTCGGAGGAGATGATGTACCGGCGCTTACCACGGGAGCCGTAGCCCTCCGGGCCGTCAACTTCCTTGTCGAAAGTCAGGCCGACGCCCTCGGACTTCTGGAACTCACCGATGGTGCGGAAGCCCTCGGAGTACAGGTCGCGCAGAGAGCCATCAGCCTCTGTGATGGCCTCCGGGAAGGTGCCATCGTATGGCTTAATCAGGACGAGGCAGTCAAGCGCCGCAAAAAGCAGGCTATCCTGCTTGCCCTTGAGCTTGGAGAAAGTAGTCATACAGTTCGCTCCTTTGCGAAAAGTTGAGCCCTACCGCGTATTGCGGCGGACTGTGATATTGAAGTAGAAGGTCGCGACCCGTCGCAGCGGGTCGTCAAACGGCTGGTCGAACGGCCCGGTCGTCTCGTCAACCTTCGTGACGCGGGCGTCACCGACGAAGAACCCCGAGGAGTCGTCATACAGGCGCTGGCGAATGTAGCTCACCAGGCTCCATGAGTCGGCTCGCGTGTTGGAGAACACCGACAAGGAGATAGCAGCCGTGTCCGTCGTTGCCCCGGACCCGTAGTCCGAAGCCCCACCAACCCTTGTGACAAGGACGACGGCACCCTGGCGCTCGTCGTTCAGAATCTCGTCCAGCTCGTCCGGCAAGAACGTGTAGGACGAGACCTGGGGGGTGACCTCGGAGAGGATGCTGTCGAGGTAATCGCATACGATGTCCTCAACGTCCCGGAACGTGGACTTGATAGGGAAAATGAAGGGCATACGCTTACTTTCTTGTCACTGGCTTACGGTTCGCGCGGCGGGCGTTCTCGCTCGCCTCCGCTGCCTTCTTCGCCCCCGGCGGCGGAGGCTTCCGAGACGAAAGGTCTTGCACCGCATCTGCAATGAGATGCTTCGACCCCACGGACGCGTGGGTGCGCGCCAGGAAATTCCGCAGGTTCCCGGTCTCCGCCTCGTGGTACGCGGCGTGAGACTGGAGACGGAACGGGCTGCCCTTGGTGCCAGGGTCTTCAGGCCTAACACCATCGACAATGATGTACGCCGTGTGGGCGCGCATGACCTTACCCTTATAGATTCTGGTCGTCACGTGCGCCGACTTCCGCAGCGCCCCAGTGTCATGCCCCAGAGAAGCCACAGCCCCCGGAAGCATCTGGGTAGCCCCTTCGCGAAGAATCTCCTTCGTCTCCGGCGCGACCGCCAGCTTGCGGACACCCTCGCGGAGGTACCTAAACTTCGTGACTGCCACTACGAGGCACCCCCCGTCTCCATGCCGGATACGCGAACCTCAACCCCCATGAGACGACCAGACGCGCGAGACCGCCACGGCTCAATAGCCACAACACGGTAACGGTTCTTGTTCTCAAAGATCACCCGGTCGTCGAACTTAATGTCCGGCTCATGGGTGAAGAACAAACTCACATCACGGTTCGTCGCCTCAATCGGATACTTATTAACCTCGTTCACCGACGACCAGGCGGTGGACCAGGCCACGGAGCAAGGGCCAGCAGTGAAAGTAGTGAATGCGCTCCTATCTCCATGACGGGAACGCCTCTCGGCGGGCCGCTCGACAGTCACATACTCATGCCCGTGGAAACGTAACACGGCACCTGCCTTTCAAGCGGGGGTCTAGCAGAACGCCTCAAACGAACCAGCCGTACCGGAAATCGCGCCAAGCGCGGACTCGATCTGCTCGCGCTCCGCCCGGTACAGGAAGAAGTTTCCCTGCCCATCGGAACGGAACCCAACCGAGAACGTGCCCGCAGTCTCATTGTACTGTGAGTACCCCTCGGTATCAGCCGTGTTCAGGGCGCGGCGCACCATCGAGCAAACGATGGTCTCCAGCGTCACCGCCAGTCGGCCTTCCGGGTGCTCCGGTATCTGCGGGTACAGGTTGTAAAGCCACACAGACGCAGCTTCAAGGCGCTTCTCAATGAGAGCCTCCTGCCCCTCGGGGACAGGGGCAGGCGACAGTGACTCGTAATCCTCAACTGTCGCGAAGGCCATTAGGCTGCCAGGCCTTCCAGCTTCATGATAGCCAGCGGGTCGGTGATAGCGTGAGCGACCGTAGCCCAGGTCTGGGTGTAGGACTCCTGGAACTTAGCCTCGCGCCAGGTCTCGGTGGATACCGGGGACTCAACGCCGATGACACCAACCTGCTTCGGGGCGACCAGGTAAGCCGAACCCTTCTCGACGCGGTTGGTGGCCTTAATCGTCCAACCGAAACGGCCAACGAACTCCTGCTCCATGCCGATACCGGCAACCAGGGACAGGTTGAAGTGGTCCTCCGGGTTAATGAGCAGGGTGGAGAAGTTGTAGCCCAGGTCCTGCTTCTGAGTCTCAAGACGGAGCTTCAGGAGGTCCGCCTCGATGGAGTCAGCAGCGACCTTATCGGCAGCCTTGACCTTAGTCTTCGCGGCCCAGCCGGTGGACTGGAACCGCAGGGCGTTGTCGCCAATGGCTTCCATAGCCTTATCGAAGGCCGCCACGGCGTCGGACTCAAGGTCCAGCTTCATGCGGTTCGCCAGGCGCATAAGCTCCTGGTTCAGGTAACGGGAATCGTTACGCTTAACCGCCTCGTCGGTGATACCGACCTTGCCACCGATCTTGCGGACCTTGACGAACTGCTCCTCGACGTCGATGTTGTCGATGGTCGGGAACTCGCCGCCAGGCGCAATCACGCCGGTGCGCTTCTCGGAAGCAGCCGGGCTAGCGCCGAGCAGCTGGTTGAAAATCAGCGCGCCACCGGAAGTCGTGGTGGAGGAGTACAGGTACTCCGAGAGAAGGTCATCGCTGATCTTCTCGGTGACGTATCGGGAGATACGGGTAGGTTCGTTGAGCATCTGCTCAACAGTGATTCCGCCGTCCGCGTTCTGGTGAATATTCCCAGGGAACTCGGCGGAAAGGAACTTCTGTGCTTCAGCCATAAGTTACGCTCCTTGTCTAGTTCACAGCAACGGAGACGTAACCGTTGCTGGCGTCGGCGGTTGCGATACCAACGGCGGTAGCGCCTTCGGCGGCGGTCTTGACCTTGCCCGCTGCGCCGATAGCGACAGCAGCGCCGCCCTTAATGCTGCCCTCGGCAACGAAGTCGGCGATGTACTTGCCACGGTAGACGGTCACGTAGTCGTCCTTTTCCGTGTCGTTGCGGACAAAGCCGAACGGGGTGTCTGCGGCTGCTGCGGGGGTAACAACCGGGTTACGACGGTCATCCCAGGACGCGCTGATCTTGACGAAGGTGCCAGCGGTAAGGTCCGCACCCGCCTTAATCGTGACCTGCGCGCCAGGGGTGTAATGCACGGCAGTGGTAGCCATAATGTGCTCCTAGCTTATTTAAATCCAGTTAGATGGATAGGCGTTGTCAGGCTTCTCCTCGGCTTCGCCGGCACCGGAGCGCACGGATTCCAGTGGTCGCCCGTTCGGTGCGGCGTGCTGGGGTGCTGCCTTCTTGTACAGTTCGGAAATCCGGGCGGCTCGCGCCTCCAGGGCTTCCTTGTCGCCACTGCCGAGAAGCGCAACGTCGTCCGGCTCCAGGCCGTAGGAGTGAGCGACGGTGAGCTTCAGCCGTTCAGCTTCTACCTCGGCGAGGCGCTGCTCGTTGGCGGCGTTTTGCTCCTGGAGTCGCTCGATCTCGGACTTCTCCGCCTCCTGCTTGTCTCGCCAAGCTTGGGCGTCGTCCTTGAGGTCGTTGCGTTCGTTGCGGTAACGGGCGGCTTCCTTGCGGGCGTCCGCGAGCTGCTTGCGTAGAACGTCAGCCGGGATGTCGTCCGTGTTGGCGTTATCTGCGGGAGCGTCCTGCGGGGGAGTGGTGTTGCTCTCCTGCTGCTCGGTTGCTGCCTCGTTGTTTTCAGTGGCGTTAGCCAACGTCAACCTCCTGGGTTGCTTGTTGTTTACCTAGTTGCCCCGCTGCGCCCCTCCTGGAGGCGTATAGGGGTAGTGGCCGGGCGCGGGGTTGCACCGCGCCTCCCTGCTAGTCGGCCCGTTATTGCATAGAATAACCCCGCACAGGGGGATAGCCTGCGCGGGGTTCTTCTTGGAAGGAAGGAGACACCATGTTCCAAGCTGGAAGGCGTTGGAGCAATCCTAGGATGTCCTGCATCAATGTTTCCGCACCGCAAGCGCGGGGAGGGTAGCGCCCCAAGGTCTTGGGGGTGGGGCTGCAAGTCCCGGTGCTACCTTCGCGGTAGGTGGGGCGCGCGACCAACCGCGCCCCAGGCCGCTACCGCGACCCTAGCGGAGTCACACCAGGCGATTGCCTGGCAGACTCCAGTGGCCAAGGGAGGAATCGAACCTCCACGCACCAACTTTGTTGGCACCCCGCACCAGCGGGGACCTTTGGCCAAGCTCCCGGAACCCTAGGGAAGGGGGAAGGTTCCGGGGCTGCAACGATGTAACGCGGGGCGAAACACCGTCGAGGGAAGGAGGTGGACGTAGCCATCCCCCGTGGCCTCAAAGGCACGGGAGGAGAGAGTGGTGGCGGGGGAGGTTACCCTCTCTCGCTGGCTACAAAACGATTATAACACACGGGTCAAGGCGTGCCGCAAATCGTGGGCCACACAAACAAAAGGAAACGTCAACAATCCGCGCCAACTGGGCAAACCCATGCGCAAATGAGTTTCAAAAATGTGACAAACTACACCCAAACGGGGGTACTAAGCAGCGTCACGACGCTCCTTCCACAACCCACGACGAACCAAAATACCCTCAACCTCCCGAACCATCGGAGCCTTAAACGCCTCATCCTTAAACTCCCTATCAAGCGCCGTAAACCGAGAACGAAACCGCTTCATCGGAGAATCCAACTGCCCAAACTCCGCACGTCGCAACTCATACTCCGAAGGATTATCCCGAGCATCCCTCCACAACTCCTCCAACGCACGCCACTCCGCCTCCCCCTCCCACGGCTGATTCTTCACCACAAGCGTAGCCGAACAATCACAACCATCATGAGCCTCAAACCCCGCCGTTACCCCAGACTTATACACCGGCCCACGAGACGCCAACATCGCACAAAACGCACAGTTCGTCTCACCAGCCAACACGCGCGCCCACCCCAACACAACACCCTTCGGGCGATTCTGCGCCTGCCTACGACGACGAGCCTCCTCCCGCTCCCGCTTATAGTCCTCAATCGTCGGCACATCCTCAAAATCCTCCCACCCCTCATCAGTCTCCACCGGGTCGGGCACAACATCCTCGATCTCCAACTCCTGACGAGGAACCGGAGGCCCCACAGCCGTATCAATCACAGCCTCCCGCCCAGCATTCTGGACATGACGCTCCAGCGACGACGACACACGACGCACGAACTCCTCCACACTGTCCGGCCTATCCTCCTGAACCGACGGGGCAAAAGGCTTCGCCAGAACCCCATCCACGTCCTCCACATAGTCCGTGTCCACCCGGCCATCCCAACCGCCCGTAATCCCCGCAGCGCGCAACACCGCATCAGATACAGGCCGCACAGAAAACCCCCGAAGCGGGGCAGGCTTCACCTTCACCCCATACACCGACTGCATATGACGGCGAATCTCAATCGCCTGCTGCCTATACGCCACCTGCCTAGCCTCCACCACCAACGGGTACAACTCAACAGCCAGCCGGTTAGCCTCCTCCACCGTCCGAGGCACCGACCTAACCCTCGCCCGCACACGCCCACGGAAAGCCCGCAACAACAGGGCGAAGAACAACAACATCGCCTCAACCATACGAACTACTCCCCGTAAACCCCGTCGCCGTCCCCATCCCGCATCTGCGAGAACCCGCTCTTAGTGCGAGCCTTACCGCCACCAGGGGAACCAGTGCCGAACTCCGCCGGCGTAGCAGGCTTCTTACCAGACGGGTTACCCGGAGGATTCAGCAAATCCTCCTCGCTCTCCCCAAGCCCAAACTTCCCCAACGGGTCAAAGTCAAACTGGGCATCACGGGCAGCACGAACACGAGCAACCTTCTGCGACGTCCAGCCAGGAATCTCCGGCCACAGCTCCTCAACAGGAACCCCAAGCATCACGGCCATCTTGCCCAAAGCGTCAATCACCTGGGCCAACGACTTCGCCGACGTGTCCTCCCACACGACCTCCGAACCGAAGTCATACGCCGCATCCATATCCCCAGCCACAAACGCGGCCAAACGGAACGTCTGCTCGTGAGCCTCCCCAAGCGCAGTCTGCAACTCCGACACCTGCGCGTCCTTCGACCGCTCCAGCGCGGCCAAACCCTCCGCAGACACATTAGAAATAGCCGAAGCGCCCATCACCGTCGCAGGCATCTGCCCCAACGCGGCGAACGCCTGCTCCATCGCCTGACGAGACCCCACATACTGGCCCAAGTCAGTCTCATCGAACTGGCCAACCCCAACCTTGTTCTTCTCGTCCCGGAACCACCACGTATCCGAAGCCTTCTGCCTAAACGCCTCGGCCTCCGACTTCGGCTGCCAACCAATGATGTAACGCTGCTTAAACGCGGAGAACATGCGAGCCACGCCCTCCTGGAAGTTCGTCTGATTAATACGATCAGCGACACCAATCATCGGCTCAATCATACCGAACGACTCCTCGCCGTCCGTCATCATCTTATCCCGATAACGGACAACCGGAGTCACCCCAACCCCATGCGCACGGCGCTCAATCAGCTTCAAATTATCCGGGGCCGTGTAATACCTCTCCGACCACTGCTTCGCCGTCTCCGGCTTCCGCTCCACCCCGAAGAAGTACACATACTCCTCGTCATACAAACGGAAACCATTATCAACATGCTGCAACGCCAGAATCGGATACTCCGACATATCCCACGACTCCGAAAACACAGCCGTCATCTTCCGAGGATTATGCGTACCAATCAACGCGCCCTTCACCGGCTCCGAACCCAACGTCGGCGCAGGATACATATCCGCCGGCAACACAGACGTATAAGCCAACCCATACTTACACGCCGAATGATGCAACCCAGTCTGCCGCCCATCCATACGATTACGCTGCCACCACTCCCACGCCTCCGACTGACGACGACCCTCCCCCTCCCCCTCATCAGCCAAGAAATAGTTAGCAACCTTCAACGACTGCCCATAAGTAGACAACAGCAACTCAAGCACAGGATTAAACGACTGCCGAGCAATCTGCATCTGCTGCGCATAATTACGGCCAGACCGATCAATACCATAAATCGACCGCATAGCCTCCTCCGACGGCTCCTTCACCGCCCGATCAATACGAGACCAACGAACCTCCTCCCCAACATGAACACCCAACAAACTACGAACAGCATCAGAAGCAGCAGCAGCCTTCAAAACAAAACTCCAAACTCACAAGAAAAACGCATCATAAGTCATCGACGACACCGACGACTCACGAACCAAACGACAAACATGACGCGCACCAATCATAGCCACACACGCGTCAATCTTCTGCGACGAATTCTTAGACTCCTTCGCCACAGAAATCCCCCACCGAGTCTCATAACGACGAGCATTACGAACATGATTAGCCAAATCCGGGTGACCATCATGCGTAAACCGCCCCTCAAGAATCTCCGACTCCGCCAACTCCGCAGCCAAAGTGAACTCCTTAACCTTACCACGCATATCCCACGCAATAGGAGCCGGCAAATCACCCCGAGGAGTAGCCCAAACCCTCAACCTATCCCGATAACGCTCCGGCCACACATGATGCACAAACCCCTCCCACTCACGCACATCAGCGAAAAACGCCACAACATTATACTTCTCAAACGCAAACTCAACCCGCGCATCCACAACCTCCGGGTTAACACGACCAGAACCCCGGCCATGCGCATTCCCAGGCTCCCAAACCCCCAACGTGAACACGTGCCCATCCTCAACACAACACCCCACCAGAGCCGTCGCATCACGAGACAACGACCCGTCGAAGAATAGAACAACCTCCTCCTCCGAGGAGACCGCCCGCTCCAAATCCGCACAAGCAGCCCACGCCTGCGGGTCAACCCACGAATAATCCGAAGCCACATTCTGATTCAAATACTTACGACGAGCCGCAGACGCATCCGGCGACGTATAAATATCCGAAATAATCGCATCCAAATGCTCCAACGACCACGGACAATCCGCATACACGAACTCCAACGCCCCCCTCAAAGACTCCTCATCCGCCAAATCAATCCCAGGAGGAGCCTGCACCGCATCATACAAAATCCCCCGATCAACATCCCGAGCACGACCATCCTCAATATCACACCACGCCTTAAACGTAGCCTCCCCAGCCGAACCCACATCAGGAATCCACGAGTTCAACGTCTCAATCATCCGCGAACCCGTCTTAGTCAAGTTCGCCTTCAACGTCGAATGCAACGCCGTACCACCATTAGACGGCAACCAGTGCTCCAACTCGTCCGCAATCACACACGTCGCACGAGCACCCTCCGCCGAATGAGCAGACGACGTAATAATCGTCAACTCACCAGCAGGCTTCGAGTAAATCTTCTCCTTACCAACATCCAAATCATACTCCGCCAACAACGCCGGCGAAGAAGCAACCAGCGCACGAACATACGACAACGTATTAGCCGTCTGCGAAGCCGACGCCGCAGCAACCTGCACCAACGGCATAGACACAGGACGCCCCACACAACCCCCAGGAACCCCCTCAACAAAACGATCAAACCGCACCGGGGCCAACAGCTCCACCAACGACATAACCGCAGCCCAGGGCGACTTACCGGAATTGCACGTAGGAACCATACCCTCGCCTACGAGATACTGGTGAGACGGGTGCGCAACCGTAATGCACCGAGCAGGTTCCTCCGCAACCGGCTCAATCGACACAATCGTGCGAGAACGACCAGACTGCCCCCCAAAAGATCGACCAGCCCCCTCCACACGGGGAGTCTCTAGCGACATGAAACGAGCCACCCCAGGGCCAGTCAAAGAACGCTCAAAGACAAGGCCCTCCTCCAACATCTCCTTCACCGTGCGAATCTCACGCCGACGAGGACCACGGCCAACAAACACATCAACAGGCCAACGGTGCGAACCAGTACACACAACCGAAGTGCCATCACTAAACGTCACCCGGTAAGTGTCATCAACAACCTCCTCCCCAAGATCAATGACCTCCGTGATACTCCCATCAACAGCGAACACCTCATCGCCAATACGAAGATCACCATGACGACGGAACCCAGACGGAGTGAAGACCAGTTCAGAATGCGCGATAGGCCCCTTACTCAACCGCCGAGCACCATGACCAAACAGCCAATTCCCCCTCTCATCGACCGCATACCACCACAAAACAAACCTCGCCTGCCGAGGAGTGAACTGCCAACGCTCACCCTCCCTAGCCCCATCAGGGTGCCGCAAATACCGGGCACACCAAGCCAACGCCTCCCACCCCAACGTCAACTCCGGCACCCCCTCCGGCAACGTATCCAGCCTATCCGCAGCCGCAACACGCCTCACAGCACCATCCGACAAGGAACTACACGCCCTCTCCATAAACCAAATCCAACACCGTATCCATAAACCTATTCACCCGCTCCTCGTCAGCAGCGAGCATGGACACAGCATTACGCCACATATCCCGCCACGCCACAGCCTCCTCCCGAGCCGCAGCCAACTCACCCTTCAACTCCTCAACATCCCCCACAGGACGAGCCTCAAGAACCCCCACACGACGCCTCAACGACTCCACACGCGACTGCGCAATCGTCAACTCATCAACAAGCTCCGACACCACACGACACACATCACCAGACGCACGCACAGCCTCCGAAGCAACCCGCTCACCACGAGCCTTCACAATCTCCGCAGAAACATCCAACTAAAACGCCTCCTTATACTTCTCCATCATCGACACAACAGCCGCCTCCTCCTTAGCGTCCTCCGCCTTAGAACGCTCCACCTCAAGACGAAGACGACGACGAGCACCCTCCGTAGTCATAAGGTTCGTCATCTCCGCAAAAATCACCTGCAACTGCATAGCGCGCAGCGGCTTACCAGTCTCATACAAGGCGTTGAACTCCTGCGCCATGATCTCCGCAACAAGGACAGCGTGACGCCAATCAGACGGCTCGTAATAATGCGCCTGCGCAGACTCGGCTAAGGACGTGTACCACTCCGTAACAATCGCCGGCCACGTAGGATCAGCCGGAGGCTGCTCAACAGACGGATTAGACACCGACAAGGTAGTAACCTCGCCGCCCTCCTTATTACGACGACGACGCTGCGAAGAACGCTTAGGGACAGGACCAGGCATAACTCTCCAATCACAGAAAAGATAAAAAAATATTCTCCTTCTTTTCTCTCTGAAACCACCACGAACCAGTAACGTTACGGTTCGCAGTAACCCCAAGCCAAGAAGGCAAGGACAGCAACGAAGTCCGGCCTAACCGGTTTTAGGCATAGCTGTCCGCAACCGGAGTCAAGCTAGCAGCGGGCGTGGTCTTCGCCTCGCGGTGACCCCCTGCGTCACTGTGTGTCAGTGGCTGGGGAGAGAGGAAGAGAAGAAGAAAGAAAATCTTGATTGAGAGGAGCCTGCTACTGTGGCACCGTAACTCACTGTCCCTGGTGGCTAGGAAGTATGAGGAAGGGAAATTAATATTTTCCTTCTGATTACCAGGTAAGGTTACTGGTTAGTGGTAGGTGAAGGAACAACGTTTGTTGTTGCTTCGTCCTACTGGCTCCCCTTCTCACCGTTAGTCACGCTTACGCGCACCTATGCGGTGCTCGGTTCTCCTGTAGGTTGAACCTATCTTTGATTGTAGCATACGCAAAAATGGGAGAAGTAAGGGATTGTAGACAAACGTTAACTGTCGTCAAAAAATCGTAAGAAAAAAATTTGGGAAACCAGCAAAACCACCCCGAACGGGGGTAGCAAAAACAATTACGCAACACACATGTTGCATAAAAGCCTCAAGTAAAGGTTGAGGGTTTCAGTCAAGACCACACACTAGACAACCCCAGAACCCTAAACCCGAAGCTCCGGCAACACACCACCCCCAGCCTGGAACTCATTGCCAGTCACCCGGATAAAGCGGCCAAACGAGTACACCTCAATACCCTCCTGGCGATACCCCACAGCGTGCTTCATGCGACCCCACACATGCAGCCCCTGCCCAGACACCGAACGCTCAACCCATGCCCCAGGATTCTCCTCAAGAACACGAGCCGCCAACGGGGCAAGCGAACCATCATCCTCGAAGCAGTCATCCAAGTCAACGACGCCGAAGCCGTCGCCCATGATGAAACCGAAGCCGTCACCATAGTCGGCGTTCTTCGCCTCCATGAACGTCAACCAGTTCTCCTCCTTGCTCCACTGAAGGCGACGACCGTCCTTGCCTGTAGGGACCTTGCCGTCACAGCGAACCCAACGACGAGCCTCGGCCATCTCCTTAGGGATACTGCCACGAGCCTCCTCCTTGCGGAGCCTGTACGCGGCCTGTCGGCACTTGCCCGAGCAATACGTAGGGCGGCGCCCCATCGTCACTTCAATGCTCCCGTTGCAGTGCTTGCACTTCATTTTGCTGTTCCTTCCTTTGCTGCTGCCTCGATGGTAGTCGATGTGGCGCACAGGCACAAGTCGGCGTGTTACGACTCTCCGCCCCCGACCTGTATAGGAGCGATGGAGGGGTGCGCTGAACAGCGACTTTCCGCCCCGATGACCCCGAAACTTCTGGGAACCTCCGCGCATTTTTTCAAGGAGAAAAGTTACCCAAAACATGCAAAACCGCAGGTCAGAGCCGTATTCCCTACCCTACAAATCCGTACTGCAAACCCTTTTCAAGAAACTTCCGACCCGTACCGAACCGCAGGCGCTATAACAGGAGGGGGGCGCGGGGCGGGGTTCGGGGTGCCCCCCTGCCTTCGGTGTGCATTTTTGCTGGTCGCATGGTGTTTTGGTGGTGTTTGGTGGTGGTTCGATGTGGCGCGGGGCGTGTTTTTTTGGCCGTGTGTGTGGCGCGGGCGGGCGTGTGTGTTGGGCGTGTGTGTTGGGCGTGTTTGTGCTGGTGG